ACGTGTTCAAGTTACGAACATCATGTAATATTTGTTGAGAAACAAATTTAAGAAGGGCGCTTCGGCGCCCTTTTTTTTAGCATAAATAAAAGTAGATTATGTTTTATACTGAAAGAATAACAATTTACAAAGAAGAAAAATCAACAATAATGAACGTATTCCTAAGAGCAATCGCAGGTATTGTAGTAATCTGTGGTTTCTTTTTTCTGTTAGCACAAGGTCTTAATTACTTACAAAAACCTAACGCATTAGATAATGTAGAGAAAAGACTAGATGAAGCAGCCGAAAAAGAGAGTGTCCTAACAGATAACGAGAAAAAACTAAAACAAGAAGCCCAATCAAAAGAATGGGATGATTTAGACAAGCAAACAGATAAATAGCTGTATGACAGTTACAAACTCATACACTAGACAACCTACTAAACTGGACTATGCAAGTCCAACGCAGTTTAAGTTTCAACTAATTAAACTACCTAAAGTAGAGTATTTTTGCACATCAGCAAATTTGCCTGGTATCAATCTAGGTACTGCCGAACAAATCACACCTTTGAAAGATATACCACTACCTGGTGATAGATTACAATATGATACTTTGACTATTCAGTTTTTAGTAGATGAAAATTTAGAAAACTATAGAGAGATACATGGTTGGTTAACTGGTGTTGGTTTTCCTAAAGATTACGAGCAGTTTCAAACACTACAAGGTGCAGGTACAGACAGATTTCCTTCAACTCAAAATGTAGGTACTAGTAAAGAATTAGGTGAAATTAAAAAGGCAACACAAGACGATGGTGGTTTGTATTCAGACGCTACTTTAATAATATTGACAAGTAAGAATAATGCAAATTTAGAAGTTAGATTTAGAAATGTATATCCTACTTCACTATCAGGACTAGACTATAATCAGCAGGCTACCGATGTTGATTATCTTACGGCAACGGTATCATTTGAGTATGCAATTTACGAATTTGCTGCTGTTGGTAACAAAGCTACGGTAGAAACTACTACTTAATACATACATAAATATTTTAAATTAATATAATGGAGTTATTATGACCTTTGATGAATTACAACAATTGGCTGAAAAAGACCTCAAAATAAATGATACTGAATTAGATTTAGAATCATTAAAAACACCTCAATTACATAACAAGTATTGCAAGTTTCATAATCAATATATCAATCTATTAAAAAAAGCAGAGCAAGATAGAGATAGATTGTTAAGAGAAAAGTGGGAATACTATACAGGTAAGGCAGACCCTAGTGTCTATCAAGTTAAACCTTTTAATATAAAGTTGCTTAAACCAGATGTGGATAAGTACATAAGATCAGATGATGAGATGATTAAACTAGAGCAAAAAGTTACTTACATACAAAGTGTAGCTGACTATCTGGACAAAACAATACGTATAATATCTAATCGTGGTTTTCAAATTAAAAACGCTATAGACTGGAAAAAGTTTACTTCTGGCGTAATCTAATATGCAAAATATTATCGTTGATAAACTCAATGACGTATATATTCGGATTGACGCTGACGCCTCTATTCGTAGAGAATTGTCAGATTACTTTTCGTTTGAAGTACCTGGATATAAGTTTACACCACAGTTTCGTAATAGAGTATGGGACGGAAAAATAAGACTTTACTCATACGCAACAGGTCAAATGTACCTTGGATTATACCCTTATCTAAAAGACTGGTGTAAGAAGAAAGATGTACATATAGTTGAATCTAGTGAAATCCTTACACATAGCAACGTCACAGCCGCCGATATAGACGGTATGATTGATGAGTATGATCTGTCTATCAAACCGAGAGATTATCAATTAAACGCATTTAAATTTGCTTTAGAATATGACAGAGGACTAGTTGTATCGCCTACTGCCTCTGGTAAATCACTTATCATATACATGTTAGTCCGACACTACTTAAATGTAATTAACAACAATATTCTAATCATTGTACCAACAACATCACTAGTAGAACAACTATACAAAGATTTTAAAGATTATGGTTATGATGTAGAAACAAATGTAAGTAGAAAATATCATGGTTATGAAATAGATGAAGATAAACGTATAGTTGTATCAACATGGCAATCATTATACAAAATGCCTAAACAATTTTTTGAAGACTATGGTGCAGTTATAGGTGACGAGGCACACTTGTTTAAGGCTGTATCATTGACAAAGATAATGACAAAACTAACAGATTGTAAATATAGAATAGGTCTTACAGGTACGTTAGATGATAGTAAAACACACAAATTAGTACTACAAGGTCTATTTGGTATGGTCAATAAAGTAGTATCTACAGCAGAGTTGATTGAGAGAAAACAACTTGCTAATCTAAAAATTAAATGTCTGAACTTAAAGTATCCTGAAGTAGAGGCAAAGAAAGTATATGGTGTCAAATACTTTGAAGAACTAGAATACCTCACTCAAAATACTGCTCGTAATAAATACATACGAAATCTGACCTTGGCACTCAACGGCAATACATTATGCTTATTTCAGTTAGTTGAAAAACATGGCAAGATTTTACATAAACTCATAGAAGAAAAAGTAGACCCAAAACGAAAAGTGTTTTTTGTTTATGGGGGAACTGAAACAGATGATAGAGAAAAAATTAGAGCAATCACAGAAAAGTCGGACAACGCAATTATTATCGCTTCTTTCGGGACGTTCAGCACTGGTATCAATATTCGTAATTTACACAACATTGTTTTTAGTAGCCCTAGTAAGAGCCCTATAAGAATATTACAAAGCATTGGCCGTGGGCTTCGTGTCGGTGATAAGAAACAGTCTGCTACAGTCTATGATATATCAGACGACCTCACATACAAAGATAAAAAGAACTTCACATTAACACACTTTCAGGAAAGAGTTAACATCTATAATAGAGAAGGCTTTGACTATGAAATACATACGGTGGATTTAAAATGATTTCAGATGATGACTTTAAATTTCTGTTATATGAAAGCAGAGGTGCTTTTAAAATACTAGAAATAGGTACGGGCACAGGTAAGAGTACAGCTGCATTAAGACTTAATAATTCAGAGGTGTACACCATTGACAAGAACGATATATTTGAGTATAATGGATTGAATATACATAAGTTTATTTGTACAAGCAAAGAGTATTGGGAAGATTGGTTACACTATGACTTTGACTTTGTTTTTATAGATGGCTCTATTGGTAAGAATGATTGTGAAGAAATACTAAAACGTACAAAGGACTCTTTTAAAATAGTATTCCATGATTATATGCCTAATGAAGATAAAGACCCTGGTAAAAATAAAGGTTGGTACAATATGAAAATATTTAAAGAAACAGCATTATTAGACTACGATATAGTAGAACAATTAGGTGGCTCTCATTGTGGTATGCTAACGCTTAAGAAAGATAAATAGTTATATGATTGATCGTGTTAATGATAAAACGGTTAAGATAATCAGACTGGTTTCAGGAGAAGAAATCTGTTGTAGGTTTCCTTTGCATAAAGACCAATTACCTGAAAACTCTAAACTATTAAGGTTACAAGAACCTATGCTAATTAAATACGTACCTCGTATTACTGAGCAAGGTATATCTGATTATATTGCACTAGTAAAATGGGTTGGTTTTACAGATGAGAAAATAGTAACTATTCCTGTTGATAAGATTATTACTATATGTAATGCCACTACGGCATTTACAAAAAGATATACTGATCTTGCAGTATCATTAAAGAAAGCAAAACAACAGTTACCTGGATTTATTGAAAGAGAAATGTCTGAGGAAGAATTAGATAATGCCGCTTCCAATTATGATGATATAGATAAGTCTGATATTAAAGAAGTCGCTGACTTACTTAAAATGCCTTCAAAGAAGTTGCACTAGTGAGGTAGCTACTATCCTCGGTAACAACCAGCATGGTTAGTATAACAAGAGAATTAGATTATGTCAAGCACCAATGAAAATTAGATTTTACAAAAGACTAGATGGCATGAGATGGCTGGGTTTTGTACTCGCTATGATAGGTGCCTACATACTCTCAAATGCAGACCCTAACACACAATGGGTGGGTTGGGCAATTGCTACAATATCCTGTACAATATGGATATACATGGGCATAAAAGATAAAGATATACCTAGAGCATTAATGGAACTTATGTATTTACTGCTTGCTTTAAGAGCAATATATAACTGGATAATGTGATAGGTCCTTGACAATAACAAAGAATGTGATATAATTAAACTATGACTAGAACAAGAAAAAAATCTGAACATTATGTAGATAACAAATTGTTTCTACAAGCAATGATAGAGTTTAAAGATAAATGTGCTAAGGCAGAAAAACGTAAAAGAAAACCACCACCTGTTACTAATTATATAGGTGAATGTTTTTTAAAGATTGCGAATCATTTATCTTATAGACCTAATTTTATTAATTACACTTTTAGAGATGATATGATTTCTGATGGTATAGAAAACTGTTTACAATATCTTAAAAACTTTAATCCTGACAAGTCTAATAATCCTTTTGCTTATTTTACGCAAATAATATATTATGCTTTTATTAGAAGAATACAGAAAGAAAAGAAACAATCTAATATAAAATATAGAATGATAGAACAAGCAAACATAGATGAGTTTGCTGTGTTACCTGGTGATACAAATAATGATTATAAGAATCAGTTTTTAGAATTTTTAAGAAAGAACAAACCATCTACGGAAGAACCACAAAAGAACGAAATCAAAATAAAGAAAAGAAAGAAAAGAACCTATACAAGTGTTTTAGATATATAATGAAGATAGCATTATTGAACGATAGCCATTTTGGCGTGAGAAATGATAGTGAAGCATTTAGAAATTATCAATTAAGATTTTTTGATGAAATCTTTTTCCCATATCTAAAAGAACACAATATCAAAACATTTGTACATTTAGGTGATGTTGTTGATAGAAGAAAGTTTATTAACTTTCAAACTGCTTCTATATGGCGTAAGAAGTTTTGGGATAGATTATATGAAGAACAAATTGATACACATATTATTATAGGTAACCACGATACCTATTTTAAAAATACTAATGAAGTAAACGCAATAGAAAATCTTTATACTTCATTTGATAGAAAACACGAACCATTTATCTATACTAAATCAACCGTTGTTGACTTTGATGGTACACCTATATTATTTGTACCTTGGATATGTGATGATAACTATGATCACTCAATGAATATGTTACAAACAGCTAAAGCAGAAATTGTAATGGGTCATTTAGAAATCAAAGGTGTAGAAATGCAAAATGGCGTAATCAATGAACACGGTTTAGCAAAATCAGATTTTAGTAGATACGATAGAGTAATATCAGGACACTTTCATAAACATACAGATGATGGTCAAATATTTTATTGTGGTGCTCAATATGAAATGACATGGTCAGACTACCAAGACCCTAAAGGTTTTCATATCTTTGATACAGAAACTAGAGAACTAACAAGAATATCTAATCCACTTTCAATACATAAAAAAATAATCTATGATGACAAAAAGAAAGATTATACAAACTATGATATAAAACCTTATCATAATCACTTTGTTAAATTAATTGTATTAAACAAAACAGATAATGAGATATTTGACAAATTTGTAGAAAGATTGTATAATGAGATAACGTTACATGATTTAAATATTGTAGAGGACTATTCAGACATTAAAGCTAGCGTGAGAGAAGACATACTAGAAATGGGCGAAGATACAGTTACATTCCTAAATAACTATGTTGACCAGTTAGAAACAGATGTAAGTAAAACAAAATTAAAAGAATATTTGAAATCAATTTATATTGAGGCAAGTGATAATAAAGTATGATATATTTTAAGAAGTTAAGATGGCGTAACTTTCTATCTACAGGTAATCAGTTTATAGAAGTAGACCTAGCAAAGTCACCATCTACATTAATTATAGGAACAAACGGTGCAGGTAAATCAACCTTACTTGACGCATTATGTTTTAGTTTATTTAATCGTGCCTTTAGAGATATAAAGAAAGAACAACTTGTAAATACAATCAATCAAAACGATTGTGAAATAGAATGTGAGTTTGAAACTGCTAACAAAAAATATAAAGTAGTAAGAGGCATTAAACCCAATAAATTTGAAATCTATTGTAATAATGTATTATTAAACCAAGACGCTTCTAATGTAGATTATCAAAACATGTTAGAACAGAATATTTTAAAATGTAACTATCGTGCTTTTTGCCAGGTAGTCATCCTTGGATCAACATCATACGAACCATTTATGCACCTACGTGCTAGATACAGACGAGAGGTTGTAGAAGAAATATTAGACATAAGAGTATTCTCACATATGGATTTATTGTTAAGACAGAAACAAGGTGAGTTAAATAAATCTGTTGTTGATGTAAAACATAGATATGATTTGATGACCGAAAAGTATGAATTACAAAAGAAACATTTTGAAGAAGTACAAAGCAGAGATTATAGAGATATAGATGATCGTAGAGACCAACTAAAAGAAAATGAAAAAAGTAATTACGAATATAATCAAAAGTTACAATTACTAAATGAAAAAATTATATCTACAAAAGCAGAGATATGGGGTAGTGAAAAAGTATTTAAAAAAGAAAGTGAATTGAACAAACTAGAATCAAAGATAGAACATAAACTTGATAGAGAAAAAAAAGATGTAGAGTTTTTTGAAAACAATGACAATTGTCCCACGTGTACACAACCTATTGATGAAAGATTTAAACAAACACAAATATACGAAGGCAAGAAACAGATTAGCAAACTAGAAGAAGGATTGCAACAACTAACGGCCGAGATGGGGAGAACACAAGAACAGATAAAGCAATATAAAGCAGTAGAAAAACGATTAAATGATTTAGATATATCTGTTGCAAAAATCAATACCTCTATTTCAGAAATCAATAGACACTCAAATAGATTAGATACAGAAATTGCTAAATTTGAAAATGCTGATACTAATACAAACGTTATACAAAAAGAATTAGAACAAATAAAAGAAGACTTAAAATTAGTAAACGTAGAAAAACAAAAGGCAGTAGAAGAAAAGAAATACATTGATATTGCTAGAGAGATATTAAATGATACAGGTGTTAAAGCAAACATCATTAAGAAGTATCTACCTATAATGAATAATTTGATTAATAAATATCTCCAGTCTATGGACTTCTTTGTTAACTTTCATTTAGACCAGGAGTTTAATGAAACAATAAAGAGTAGATTTAGAGATACGTTTAACTATAATAGTTTTAGTGAAGGTGAAAAGTTAAGAATAGACCTTGCGTTATTATTTACATGGCGTACAATTGCTAAAATGAAAAATAGTACAAATACAAATCTATTAATACTAGATGAAATATTTGATAGTAGTTTAGATGGTCAAGGTACCGAAGACTTTTTTAAAATACTTAAAACACTAACAAATGAAAACACATTTATTATATCTCACAAAGGCGATATACTATTTGATAAATTTACAAACATAATAAAATTTGAGAAATATAAAAACTTTACAAGGATCGCTCAATGAACTATACATTATTACCACCAACAGATGAGAGAGTATTATCAAGCATAGTACCTTTTGATAAAGAAGTATTTAAAAAACAAGAGAAAATATCTATTACAGAATTTTGTAATAACATGTTTGAAACAATGAAGAACTATGGTGGTATAGGTCTATCAGCAAATCAAGTAGGTAAACCATATCGTATGTTTGTAATGGGCGACAATTTAAATATAAACAAAGGTCAGAAATGGGTATGTATCAATCCTGAAATTACAGACATGAGTAAAGAAACGATTAGATACAAAGAAGGTTGTTTAACTTTTCCTTTCTTATTTTTAGATATAGAAAGACCACAAAAAGTAAAAGTAAAATATTTAAACGAACAACTAGAAACTGTAGAAGAAGAATTTGATGGCATTGTAAGTAGATGTTATCAACACGAATTAGACCATATGCAAGGAACAGTATTTACTGAACTTGTAAGTAAATTAAAATTAGAGATGGCACTAAAGAAAAGAGATAAAGAAATAAAAAGGGTTACAAATTTATGGAAAGAAAAATCTTAAAAAAATTAGACTTACCTGCATTTTTACAACCACTTAATAGTGTTGTAGAGTTTTTAGATAACTTAACGTACTCAGCAGTAAAAACAAAATACAATGCAAAAGGCGATTGGGATGCTGTATCAATTAGAGGATATAGTGATGATATAGGTAATATCTTAAAACCTGGTGTACTAAAATCAGATGTACAACCAGCAGATTTAAGATGGACTAAACTATATGAAGAACCTTATCTATTACCTTTAAAAGAAATACTATCTCATATACCAGCAGAGTTTGAACGTGTACGAGTTATGAGATTAAAAGCAGGTACAACTATAAAGAAACATACAGACAAAGTAGATAAAGAAATAAAAGATGGTAAGATTGTAAGATTACATGTACCATTAAGAACAAATAAACATGTACATTTTTATCTATGGCAAGGCAAGAAAGAATGTCATTATAATTTAGATATTGGCGAATATTACTATGTAGATGTATCTAAACCACATGCCGTACACAATAAAGCAGATTTTGATAGACTACATTTAGTAGTAGATTGTTATAATAATCCTAGATTAGAGAACTTACTAAAACAAGGAGATGAATTAGAAGATGATATTTGCAGCCCAATCGGATTTTGAAAAAGTAAAATCTATATTTTATAGTCACAAGAAATGGTTTCCTCATGTAAGAACAGATTACATGAAGCGTATGATTGCAAACAAAAAACTTATTTTAGAAGATGGCATACTAATAACCTTTCATCATTGTAAAAGAAAACAAAAGATAGGCGATGTACAATTAACAGTAGGCGATACTGTATTACACCAGATTGCAAGTGATTCGCCAGGTTCAGGTACTGCTCAGGCAATACTCAATAACTTCTTTGAATACTGCTCAAAAGACGTATTTTTATCAGTAAGAGCTGACAACTTGACAGCAAACAAGTTTTATGTTAAAATGAATATGAAATTAATCGGGAAAACAAGTTGGGCAAAAGGCACAATCCCTGGTAACGTATATGTCAAACGCAAAAGAAGTAATTAAAGACTGGAAAGAAAATAAAGGATTCCCATACTATCCTGAAGATAGAAAATGGCGTGATGATGAGTTTAAAAAACTTACGTCATTTAATAGAGATACTTTATTAGATACAAAGAATAAAATCATAGGTCAATCAACACATGGTTTAACACTTGCATGGTCGTATATGCACCACGCATGGTCAATTAAATGTGGTAAGATGAAGACACCTATGGAGATATGGGAAGATGAAGAACATTTAGAAAAAGGTATTAACAAGATACTTACAGGTACTTTCTTCACAAAACGAGAAGCACACAAAATTACAGATTCAGATATGAGAGCTATGTTAAGAAGATATAGTGGTACTCAAATGGTTTCTAATTTCAGACCTACAGCAGCCGCAACTTTATATGATATATTTGTAGAAAAAGATAGTCCACTAGAGGGTACAGAAGCAGGTACAGTTTGGGATCCTAGTATGGGTTATGGTGGTCGTTTAATGGGTGCAATTGCAGCTGGGGTAAATTACATAGGCACAGACCCTTGTGTTCCTACATATGCAGGTTTAGAAAAGATTAGAGATCAATATGGGCATACTCACAAAAAATATGTACTACTAAAACAAGGTAGTGAAACTTATATACCTGCTCAAAATACTTTAGATTTTGTATTCACATCGCCACCTTATTTAGGACACGAACAATACGGTGATGAAGAAGAACAATCATTTAATAAATTCCCACAACAAGACGCATGGCGTAATGGTTTCTTATTACAGACTATTAAGAACGCACACACAGGTTTGAAACCAGGTAAATATGCAGGTTTCAATGTTGCAAATGTAAAATCATATAAGACCTTTGAAGAAGACACCTACGATTGTATGGTTGAGGCAGGATTTAAAGATATACAAGTTTGGTGGTTATCTTTATCAACTCAACAAGGAACAAAGGTACAATCTACACTAGAAGGCACAGAATCAGAAAAGAAACAATCACAGAATTATATAGGACGATTCGCAAGACCTGACATTCCAGGCAGAAAATACGAGCCAATCTTCATAGGAGTTAAGTAAATTCCAAGTCGTTCTCGTTTTGTTCTCATTTATACCACGTATTTACTAGGTTTTTAACGCTTGACTTTTAAAGCGTTTTAGTATAGCATAAGTGTATATATGACAAAAGAAAACACTATAAAAAATAAATCGCAACTTGCAAAGTTGCTTGCTACTGAAAATATTGAAGTACAAGAAAACCAAGTACAAACTGCTTCGTTTGATGTAGTCAATAGAATATTAACAATCCCTATATTTAAAGAAGAACAAAAAAGTAAACATGTTTATGACATGTTAGTGGGACACGAAGTATCCCATGCTTTATATACACCATCTGATTCATGGAAAGAGATGGCAAAAAGAACTAAAGAATTTAAGTCATTTGTTAACGTTATTGAAGACGCTAGAATTGACAAGTTAATACAAAAGAAATATCCTGGTCTAGTTGATGACTACCTAAAAGGTTTTGATAAGATGTACAAGGATAACTTCTTTGGTACTAAAGGTAAAGATATTATGAGTTATGCGTTGATTGATAAAATCAACCTATACTATAAGTCTTCAAAAAGATTAGATTTCAAATTTACTAACAAAGAAAAAATATTAGTTGACGCTGTTGATAAATGTAAAAGTTTTGATGACGTGTGTAAACTTGCTGAAGATATACTTGGTTATTGTAAAGATGAATTAAAGAAGAAACCTGAATTACAAAAAGTTTACAAACAAGACCCATCAGGTGAAAAAGGTGATGAGTCAGAAACCGATAGTAATGATTCAGATAAATCTACAGACGAAAAATTAGATGAATGGTTAGATAAAAAATCAGAGTCAGATGACGCTGATGAAAAGGCAAAGAAAAAAGAATCAAATCAAACTGGTGGTAACGGTGCTGGGTTACCTGACAATACACCTACAGAATTGAGAGCATTAACTGCTGACAATTATGAAAATTCAGTTAAGGGTATTACAGACGACTCTGCTCATAGTAGATGTTATGCTGAACTACCTAAAGTTGATCTTAAAAAACTAATTATTCCTTACAAGAAGTTTATTAGAGATATTATGGTTTATGATAAACAACACCATAATACTGAATATGATAAACAACAAATCAATAAGGCAAAAGTTAGAACTCAAAATTTTATTAAAGAGTCTTCTAATGTAGTTAATTATCTAGTTAAAGAATTTGAGATGAAAAAAAATGCTAAGTTATATGCTCGTGCTTCACAGGATAAAACAGGTATTATTGATCCTCTAAAATTACATAGTTATAAATTTGCTGAAGATATATTTAAAAAGATTACTACAGTACCTAATCAAAAAAATCACGGTATGATTTTATTACTTGATTGGTCTGGTTCAATGCAAAAACATATTCTACCTACTGTAGAACAATTATTGAACTTAACTTTATTCTGTAAAAAGATTAATATACCTTTTTCAGTATATGCGTTTATGAATAATCATAGAGAAACCAAAGATGACTATACTAAATCTGGTTTTTCTGTAACTAATAAAACTATTCAACCAGACGCTTCTACAAAACTTGTACAATTGTTTTCACATAAACAATCAAAAGTTGATTATATGAGATGTGCTACTGTATTACATAGGGCTGCAATGTACTTTGGTGACTACTACGGATGGAGAAGAAGTGATCAGATGGCTGAAGATATGTCAGTACCTAGTATTTCAGGTGACTACTACCTATCATCTACACCACTTAATGAATCACTTGTGGGTATGGATCACATAATCAAAAAGTTTAAAAAAGATTACAATACTGATAAATTATCACTTGTTACTTTAACAGACGGTGCTTCTAATTCAATGAATAGACCAGGGCATGGTGACTTATACCTTAAACTGAACGGCAGATATGTAGAATGTGGTAGTTATTACCTAGAGAAAAAAGATTTTACAAGTGTTATGTTAAGATACTTAAAAAAGAAATATGATTTACAGACTATTGGTTTCTATCTAGTTTCAAAATATAGAGAATTACAATATCAGTTAAGAGTACCTTACAATAAAGAGATGTTGGCTAGAAAAATGTTTACTAAAGACAAATTTATTGCTGATTACAATACTGCTTATGATGTTTACTTTTATGTTAACTCTGGCACTAGAGTTGCTAATAAAGTATTTGAGTCAGATTCAACCAATAAGAGAAGTCTTAAAAAGATGTTTATGTCGGGAATGAAGAATCGAATCAATTCCAGAGTATTACTACAAAACTTTATCAAAAGGATCGCATAAATGAAGGGTTTTTTTCGCTTGACTTTTACCCAAAAAAATGATAGCATATATGTATAACTTAAATATGAAAGGACTTATATAATGATTGAGTTAAACAAAACACAAAAAACCGTGTTGAAAGTATTAAAAGATACTTACAATAAAGATACGGTGACTAGGGCAGAGATTAATGCTCTTGTTAAAAAGAAGGTTATCAAAAATCCTTCTTGGTTAAAATCAGACAAGTACAAAGTTGATAGAGGAGTTTATACTCTTAATGTTGACTCTATGGATGATACAACCACAGTTGATACAACTGATACTAAAATTTCCAATGATACAAAGGCTGCTTATATCGTGTCTTCATTGACCGACAATGTAGTTCCTGCTAAGGATACAGACTTTGTTAACTTTGGTAATTATGCAGATATTAAAAATATCGTAAAATCTAAAAAGTTTTATCCTGTTTTCATTACTGGTTTATCTGGTAATGGTAAGACACTTGCTGTTACACAGGCATGTGCTGAATCAAAACGTGAGATGATTAGATGTAACATTACGATTGAAACCGATGAGGATGATTTGTTGGGTGGTTATAGACTTAAAGATGGTCAGACCGTATGGCAAAATGGTCCTGTTATTGAGGCGATGGAGAGAGGCGCTGTTTTACTACTTGATGAGATTGACCTCGCAAGTAATAAAATAATGTGTTTACAACCTATCCTTGAAGGTTCAGGTGTCTATGTTAAAAAGATAAACAAGTTTGTTAAACCTAAACTTGGCTTTAATGTGATTGCAACTGCTAACACTAAAGGTCAAGGTAGTGATGACGGTAAGTTTATCGGTACTAATGTACTTAACGAGGCATTTTTAGAAAGATTCCCAGTTACATTTGAACAACAATATCCTACTGCTAAAGTAGAAGAAAAAATTGTTGCTCAGAAACTAAAGTCTGCTGGTAAATCAGATGTTAAATTTGCTCATAATCTAGTGACTTGGGCTGACGTTATAAGAAAGACTTATAATGATGGCGGCGTTGATGAGATTATAAGTACCAGAAGACTTGTCCATATTGCAGAAGCATATGGTATCTTTAGAAATAAAATGAAGGCAATCGCTGTCTGTACAAATAGATTTGATGATGATACTAAAACATCATTTGTTGATCTATATTCAAAAGTAGATAGTGGTGCTTCAGTAGAACAGATTCTTTCTGATAAGAAGGCAGCCGAAGAGGCAGAGATATTATCAGAAAAGAAATCCGATGATAGTGAGGAAGATAGTGAAGATGACTTTTCTGTCTAAATCTATCCATAGTGTAAGTCCGCTTGTGGTCCGAAAGGGCCACAAGTTAAACTTATTAGGGAGAGTATAATGGGAATATATGATATAGAAGATAAAAAACCAAAGATGTCACAAAAAGAACGTGACGATATGATGAAAAAATTTTTAGATAAGGGTGGCAAAGTACAGAAATTAAAACCTGGTGCAGCTGCTGTGTTAGGTAGTTTAGATAAGAGTAAGAAACCTGCTTATACAAAAGAAGACATTGAGAAAGGTGTTACAGGTAAAGCACCTACACCTGATTACAAAAGTTACAAACCCAATACATACCACGACTATGACGTGGGTGGTGACAAACCACCTGTATGGGAAAGGCAACCAAAAAATGAGATGGGAGGTAAATAATAGATGTCAATAA